GCGTCAAATACCGCCACGAGGACGACAACTTCACCACGCGCACCGTCCAAGGCACCACGTTTGACATTGAGGATGTACGCCCCGGCGCGTACGAGATCCAAGTCAGCAGCATCAGCGCAAGCAACGTCCTGTACAGCTCTCCAGCGATTGCTACTTACATCGTCGAGGGCATTAGTGCTGCGCCGCTGGATGTAACTGGCTTGACGCTGGTGCCGATTAGCGAAGCCCTCGCCGTGCTGACTTGGAATCAAACCACGGAATTGGATGTACGCGTTGGCGGCAAAGTCATTATTCGCCACGACCCACGTCCAATAACTACTGCTTCTTGGGCTTACAGCACACAGGTTGTCACCGCCGTGGCAGGCAATGCAACGCAAAAGCAAGTGCCTCTATTGCCTGGAACATATTTTGTCAAATTCCAAGACTACACGGGCAACCAATCTGAAAACGCAACTGCATTTGAAGCCAACCTACCCGAATACGAATCGCGTTTGAAGTTGGATTTATATGTTGCACTTACGTATGTTCAAGATGTTTTTTCCACGGATCATTATTTTGCAGGTGCTCAATTTGAAGAAGAAAATTTAATTACGTTTGTTGCTGGCTTTACTCTGCCGGCTTCATTTAGTGGAACCACCGTCAACTGTTCATACGATGTACCCGAAAACGCCTTAGTCATAGATCTCAATCTCTATGTTGCGTTGGATTACTACGAACCTATTTATGCTCTTGGCGATGCACAAGCGGAATACTATTTCCGCGAGACTCTTGATCTTGGCGATGTATTCGATGTCAATTTCCGTCGATACATACTGAAGCGTGATTTAAATGTATCTGGCCTATTTGATAGCGCCCCCGGATTATTTGACGATCATCCAAGTTTGTTTGATGGCAACACCAGCGATGCTACCAATGTTACTTATTACATTCGTGCAACAAACGACGATCCAAGCGGTACACCAACATGGGGTGAGTACACCGAAATTATCAACGGTGTGGTGCAAGGACGTGCGTTTGAAATCAAGGCAATCCTCACAACGAACGATGCTTCGGTCAACATTGCCATTGAACAGTTACGCATGATCCCTGAGCTGGTGCGGCGTGTTACATCCAGCTCCAATCCGACAAAAGCCACAACTGTCCAGTTCGACCATGCCTTCTTCGACATTTACTCAATGGCCATCACGCCGGTTGAGCTGCTATCCGACGAGCGTTACCTGCTCTCGAACGTGACCACCACAGGCTTTGAGGTCGATTTTTACGCTGGTGCAGCTACGATTGAAAAGGCGTATCACTACACCGCCACAGGATTTGGGAGAGCACTGTAATGGCGCAGTCTGATCAGACCGTACAGAACGCCACATTTCCGGCAGTCCGCACCGATATCAATGACAACCTGGCGGCACTGTTCAGCCAAAGCTCTGGCGCAAGTGCTCCCGCCACCACTGTCGCCTTTCAGCCTTGGATCGACATCAGCACCAGCCCCGCCGTCTGGAAAGTTCGTAACGCCACCAATACCGGCTGGATTGTCATTGGCACGCTTAACGCCACTTTTGCAGTAGGTGGTCTGACTGCAATCGCCAATGGCGGCACCGGCCAAACCACCGCATCGGGTGCCATTAATGCCTTGGTGCCATCACAGACCGGAAACGCCAGCAAAGCCCTCGTTACTGACGGCTCCGTGGTGAGCTGGGGCAGCCTGACCAACTCCCAAGTCTTTTACTACACAACGGTTGGCGCCACGACCTGGACAAAACCATCCACAGGTGTCGTTGCCTTGGTGACCATTTGGGGCGGTGGCGGTGGTGGTGGACGTAACAGTGCTGGAAGTGCGGGAGGTGGAGGCGGCGGTGCGTGTGTGCAGAGGCTTTATCAACTTGCTGATTTGCCTAGCACCGTAACGGTCACCGTTGGCGCTGGTGGTCTTGGTGGTGTTAGCAGTTCTTCAAACGGCGCCGCAGGAGGCACTACAACGTTTGGCGCATTGCTATCCGCCTTTGGTGGCGGTGGTGGCGGAAATATCGAAGGTGGCGGTGGTGGTGGTTCAGCGTCAGCCGGTGCTCAAGGCAGTGCTGGTGGTGCTGGTGGTGCTGGTGGTGGCACCTTGTTTGAAGGTGGTGATGCAACTGCCGGTGGGGCTGCTTTTGGTGGGGCTGCCGGTGGCACTGGAACTGGTGGCAGTTCTGGCTGGGGTGGTGGCGGTGGAGGCTCCACTGGTGGTACATCAATTAACGGTGGCGCTGGTGGGGGCACATCTGTTGCAGGCTTAGTACCGGGTGGTGGGGGCGGACGGGGCTCTGGTGCTGCAGCGGGAAATGGCGGTGCTGGCGCTGCATTGATTGTGGTGTGGTGATGGCTAGCGCATTTATGCTGGCTACAACCTGATTCGAATCGTTTACAGGAATCCTGACCTATGGCTGACCGCAAGATTTCAGATTTGACGGCATTAACGGCGCCTGCCTCTGGCGACTATTTGCCGATTGTTGACATCAGCGAAGCAGCGGCAGCCAACAAAAATAAGCGCATCACGATTGAGGAATTATTTCGCGGCATCCCGCTTGGCACGGCAGCAGCGCCGAGCATTGCGATTGAAGGCGACGAAAACACCGGCATCTATTCCCCTGGCGCAGACCAAGTAGCCATCTCAACTAATGGTGGTGGAAGGCTATTCATTGACTCCAGTGGCCGTGTCAACATCGGCACCACATCGGAGCCCAGAAGGCTGCACGTCAGTAATGGCTATAGCGCAGCAACATCACTGGACGGCTCCCTTGTTCAGCTTATCTCTAACAATGGGAGCACTGGTGATTACGCCGGTCTTGGCATTTTGGGTGGCAATACAGGCGGATCGTTTATTCATTTTGGTGACACCGATGACGCTGGCGTTGGTCGGATTGGTTACTTCCATAGCGACAACTCCTTCCGCATCAACACAAACGGCGGCGAGCGCCTCCGCCTCACCTCAACCGGCGCTCTGAACTTCGTCGGCGCAGGCAGTGCAGGCTCCACCCAAGCCGTCAGCTTTAACGGCAGCGCACCTGTTAACAGCCTCGTTATTGACTCCAGTGGGCGGGTAGGTCTGGGGACGGGTAGCCCTGAGGCACCTCTTTCAATAAAAGCAGAAAATTCAGACGCGCTTACGTTAAATTTTTCAAATTCAGCAGTTGTTCCTGCTTTTAGGCTTATTAACGGATTAGGTACAGCCGCCGGCTGCGTAGATGGCTGGAAGATTAACTATCGCCCCAGTTATGCGAGTGGCTCGGGTTCCGGAGCCGATAAAACAGCAATTCAGTTAATTAATACACACTCTAGAAATGACGCAGATCTTGCTTTGTTGCCTTCTGGAGGCCGCGTAGGGATTGGCAATACTGCGCCTGGAAACATTAACAGCAATACCGATGATCTTGTTATTGGCGCTGGTAGTAGTGATCGAGGAATTACCCTTTACACAGGATCTACATCCGCTGGCTATTTAGCCTTCACTGATACTGGCGACACAACTAACCAAGGCTGGTTTGGCTATAGCCACACAGATAACGCCCTTTTGTTTGGAGCAAATAGCTCCGAACGCGCCCGCATCGACAGTTCGGGACGCCTGTTAGTTGGCACGTCTAGTTCGCGTACCGTTCATGGCGATCACACCCCACAAATCCAACTTGAAGGAACCACGTACCAAGGCTCTACCCTAAGCATTATCAATAATGGGAACAACGAGTTTGGCGCTTACATATTTCTGGGCAAAGCGAGAGGCGGCTCCATTGGATCAAACACAATTGTTAACAACGGTGACTCGTTAGGACAAATTCGATTCAGTGGATCCGATGGTGTTGGAGACTTCTCTGTTGGCGCACTTGTTGAAGCAAAGGTTGACGGAACGCCTGGATCAGGCGACCTCCCAACAAGACTAGAGTTCTCCACTACCGCCGATGGAGCGAGCAGCCCGACGGAGCGGATGAGGATTAACAGTGTTGGAAGTATTAAGCAACAAGGAGCTAGCTCTTCTCTTGAGAGTGCGACTGGCGACTTCAATGAAGTGAACATTCATAACACGGTAACAACTGTATTATTACAAAGAGCGACAAACTCTTCTTTTGCTTCCAGTGTATCTGTACTAAAAGCTGTCAGAGCAGCTTCCTCAAGCTATAACTTCCTTGTAGCTGACTCTGATTCTTCTGGCTCCTCTGACACTGAGTTTAAGCTTCGCGGTGACGGTCAAGCTTACGCAGACGGCTCTTGGAACGGCGGCGGTGCTGACTACGCTGAATACTTTGAATGGAGCGACGGCAACCCTGATGAAGATGATCGCCGTGGCATTAGCGTTGTCTTAGATGGCAATCAAATCCGCCCTGCCGAAGATGGCGAAGATCCTATCGGTGTAATTTCTGGCAACCCCAGCGTGGTCGGTGACGCAGCTTGGAACAAGTGGTCCGGCAAGTATCTGCGTGATGACTACGGCACTTACATCCTTGAGGACTACGAGGTCGTCAACGATGAAGGCGAAACCGTCATCCAGCAGCGTCGCAAATTGAACCCCGCCTACGACCCCGACCAGGAGTACGTCAACCGCGAAGATCGCCCCGAGTGGGATTGTGTCGGTTTGATGGGCAAACTCCGTATCCGCAAAGATCAACCTACTGGCAGCCGCTGGATCAAGATGCGCGACATTAGCGATTCCGTTGAAGAATGGTTGGTTCGCTGAGACCTTGTAGTCCTACTCACTACCATCGATGGAACTCACCAGAGACGAAATCAGGGTTGTCTGGCTAGCAGTCCACAACTACGAGCCTTACGACCCTGAAATTGCGTGTGGCTTATCCGAAGAACGCCAGCTTGAGATTTGCTGTGAGATTCGTGCCAAAATCTTTGCTGAAGTGACCAAGTAGTCACCTATGACCCGCCCCTTCTCCGAACTCACCAAGGACTTCGACCCTGAGCGCCGGGAGCGCATCGAACAGCGCAAGGAAGAAATCCAAGATGACTTCGTGGAATCCCCGGAGTGTTTCGCCTTGGTTTACCCGAGCTGGCTTGAGTCAGACGCAGACGAGGACGAGTAAACCGGCCATTCCCAACAGGTTGCACCACCATTAAACTCCAACAGAACTAGCTTTCATCATGGCCAAAGCTGCTGCACCTGAAGCACCCACCACGGTCTTCACCTGGCACATTGCCAACCTAGAGCGCGAGACCGCTGATGGGTTCGTGATGACGGCGCACTACACCATCGACGCCAACGATGGCACCTATAACAGCGGCGCCTATGGCAGCCTTGGCTTTGAGCGCCCCGACAAGCTAATCCCTTTTGCGGATCTCACCGAGGAGATGGTGATCGGTTGGGTTAAAGACCAGTTTGGCGCTGAGAAGGTGGCCGAGATCGAAGCCGCCCTGCAGGCTCAACTAGATGAACAGCGGCATCCGACGCAGGCTGCAGGTGTGCCGTGGCAGTAAAGTCGAAGACCGGCACCGCTCGCATCGAGCATCAGCCGGGACCGCCGAAGACCACACGCCAAGGGTACGGCCAACAGTCCCGCCCTCGGCGCCGCGGCCGTAAGCCACTGAGGGGGCAAGGCCGTTAATGGATCGCGACACTCTTGAGAATTGGCGCAAGATTCGCGACCACCTCGAGCGTGTTGGGAAGACGAATAACCACTACTATCGCCGTGCGCTGGTCATCCTGCAGGGGAGGCCGGACCCATTCGATCGCTACGATGGATGGGATGGAAGCCGCAGCAATGGCTGAAGAACCACAGAGCGTAGGTGGCGTCTTCTCCGCCTCGCTGCCCACCGTCTTAGCTACTGGCATGATCGCGATCGGTGGTCTGCTGATCTCGATGCAGATCCAATCAGCACGGATCGAGGCCACGGTGGTGCAAATGGCCAAATCGATCGAAGAGCTGAAGATCGACGCACGCAACGAACTGTCCGACCTAGACAAGCGCGTGCGCGCACTTGAGCTTCAGCAGTAACTTAGGGATTCAGGCACTGCTGTTATGTCCCCTGAAACCATTGCGATCATCGCGATCATCGTGGCCGCCGGCTCCGAGATCATCGCTGTCTCCCCGCTGAAGTCCAATAGCTGGCTGCAGCTCCTCCTTCAAGCGCTGCGTGTTGTGTTCCCTAAGCGTCGCTGACATGGCCAACACGGCGCCGATCACACTGCAGGCTCTGTTCCGGTACTACAAGGGACTCCCCCATCAGGCCGCGGCGATCAGCTTGCTCGAGCAGGACCTTGCCGCCAATGGCTACCAGGAGGCGATGCGGCGTGATCGGCCATGGTTCGAGGCTTGGTCGCAAGATGGCAAGCAGGTCGATCTATCGGCTGGCATCAACCTGATCAAGCAGTTCGAGGGTGTGCATCTCTCTGCATACCCCGATCCGCTTAGCGGTGGCGATCCATGGACGATCGGCTACGGCACCACCCGCTATAGCGGTGGCGTGCCGGTGAAGCGCGGCGACAAGATCACCATGATCGAGGCCGACATGATGCTGCGGCTTGAGGTGGATCGTATTGCCGACAAGCTGGCCAGCACCATCCCGCACTGGAAGGTGATGGATGACAACCAGCGATCGGCGCTGGTGAGCTTTGCCTACAACCTCGGTGCTGGCTTCTATGGCACGCCCGGTTTCGAGACGATCAGCAAGGTGCTGCGCGAGCAGGCATGGGATCAAGTGCCGACGACCATGGAGTTGTACAGGAACCCTGGCAGCAATGTCGAAACTGGCCTGCTCCGGCGCCGTAAAGCAGAAGGCGAGCTGTGGGGTGACCATCGGCCGAAGGTGCAGCAGGAACCTGCCAGGCTGACGCCTGACTCATCGTTCAGCGCACGGATCACCCCGCACATCCGGCTCGGTGAGTTCGCGCTCGATCAGGAGGCGCGTCGATTCCGGCATCAGTATCAGGTGAATACTGCAGCGGAGCTGGCGGCGTTCCTCGAACGTGTGCGGCAACGGTTTGGCAGCAAGAGCATCATCCTCACCAGCGGCTATAGGCCGGCAGCGATCAATGCGTCGGTGGGCGGTGCCACCAACAGCGAGCACCTCTACTCAGCACCTGGCGTTGGTGCAGTCGACTTCGTGATCGATGGCGCCGACATGAAAGCTGTCGAGAAGTGGTGTGATGAGAACTGGCCATTCAGCCTCGGCTACGCTGCACCGGCCTTCATCCATCTTGGCCGCCGCGCTGATGGCAAGCGCCGCCGCTGGGATTACACCTGATGCTCCTACCTGATCATGAGATCTGCCGCCTGTGCAAGCAGGAGGCGATGGTCACGCCGTACATCGATGATCACCTGAACCCAGCCAGCCTGGACGTGACGCTGGGCGATCGGATCATGATCGAGGTGGCAGGCCACCCTGAGCTGCAGATCCTTGGCATTACCGGCCATACGCAGGAGGATCCGTTCTGGATTCAGCCGGGGGAGTGGTTCCTAGCGGAAACCAGGGAGATCTTCAACCTGCCCGATCACGTCGGTGCGCAGTTCGTTCTCAAGTCGAGTCGCGCACGCGAAGGCTGGGATCACGCTGAGGCCGGATGGTGCGATCCGGGTTGGTATGGCAGCAGGCTCACCATGGAACTGAAGAATGGCCGCCGGATGCATCCACTGCCAATCTGGCCTGGCCTACGCATCGGGCAGATGAAGTTCCTGCTGGTGAGCGGTCGACCGGATCGGAGCTATGCCGCCACAGGGCGCTACAACGCCGATCTCGGCGTCACGGGCAGCAAGGGCTAGCGCGCCATCGAATGCTGCAGCGGCGCCATCCGTAGCCGGTAGATGTTGCCGGGTGCTTCAGCCGGATCATCCAGCGGGATCATCGTGTAATCGTCGCAGCCGTGCTGCTCCGCGAAGGTGGTGGCAGCGATGTGGGTGGTGAACGGTCCGATATGCCACGGACCGATGCGGAGGATGTAGGTCATGGGAGGAGGTTAGGGGCGCCGGAGCGCCCCGGATGGGATCAGGCCAGCGCCCGGTTGTTGAGCATCTCGTTGGCGGTGTTGAGGCGCTGCATCAGTTGGGGGAGGATGTGGAAGTGACGCTCGCGCTTGGCGGCCTCGATCATGCCAAGGGTCTCATTGCGAAACTCTTGCCACTCTTGGCGCTGGGACTTGCGGGCAGGCTTGGCGACTTCAATGATGACGGTCGAAGGCTTGCGGTTGTTGGCTTTCCATGCGGCCAGCTCGGCGGCGGTCATGTTGTCGGTGATGGAGGGGCGGCGGGTCATTGGTCCGGTGCGTTGATGTGTGAACTATACCCCGTCGGCAGGGCACAGTGCCCCAGATGCAGGGCACGTTAACGAACTGTCACATCTGCCGATCCCGTCTCACCCGCTACCGTTTAGCCAGCCGGGGCTGCCGCCCATGCGGGCGTACATCGTGGAGATCACCGCCAAGGTGCTGGTGCGCTCCGAAACCGATCCCGAGGAGCTGCCGGCTGACATTTACTCCCAGATCGCTGAGTTCGTCCACAACGAGGAAGATCTCCTAGAGCTGGGCATCGAGCTGTTCACCCTCCCCGTAGACCTGTGTGGATCAGCACCACATTGACGAAACCCGGCTGGTCACACGCCGCTCGGCTCGTGATCAGATCCACCTCCGCTGGGGATATAGGTGCGCCTATTGCAACGATCCCCTCGGCCGCAGTCCCACCCTCGATCACGTCGTTCCTAAGGTCCACGGTGGGCTGACGGTCCGCGAGAACCTGGTCTCCTGCTGCCTGATGTGCAACAGCCAGAAAGGCCACAAACCATGGGTTGACTGGTATCGCGCTCAGCCGTTCTGGTCGGCGCTTGGCGAGTGGGCGATCGTGCAGTGGATCACCAGCTCAGAACATCGTCAACCAGATAGTGGCGAGCAACATGCCGCCTAGCCACGTCAGGCCGAAGATCACCACCGGCGGGTACTTCATGGCCGCAGCATCTGATTGAGGTAGATCTCTGCCTGAAACCAGTCCGAGCTATACCGGCATACGCCACCGACACAACTCCGGTAGTACACCTCACCCTTCACAGGCATCAGCACCTCGATGTAGCCGCCGTCTCGATCAGTCCGGCTGATCACTTCAGGTCCGAACATTGCCGTGCCTCCTCGCGATGGATCCATGTCTTTAGGCCTGCCACATAGTCGCGCAGCACCTGCGCCTGCTGGAGGTGCCATTCATCGCCGGAGTCAAACCAAAGCCGGTTATGCCGGTCGATTGCCTGCAGCGATTGATGGATGAGCACATTCCACGGCTCACGGATAGGCGTGTTGAACTCACGCTTTGACACGGCGACCTGGCGGCCTCTATCAGTCTGCCGCCGGCAGTGCCCGCTGGAAGAAGTCGCAACTCACCGCGTAGCGCCCGCCACTTCGTTTGCTTTCAGGCAGCAGCAAATCGCAACGCTGTGTGCTCATCTCCCACTGGATGCAGTCCCAGCACATCACGCTGGCCGTCTCCGGTCTGATGCTGGCCACCGCCGCCTGGAAGACTGCCTCAGCCTTCAGCAGCGCATCGTGCAGGCTGTTGGTGCCAGTGTCCACCTCGACTTGGTGCTCAGCCTTCGGACCAAGGATCACGCGTGCGTGCCATGTCCGATCGATGCGGTCGCACACCAGCAGTAATCGGCCAGCGTGCAACCTGATCATTCATCCTCTCCATAGCTCGGCTGGTGATACAACCGCTCGAGCTGCATCGATAGCGGTTCATCGGCCTGCGTGATGTCGATCGGATCGGTCTGATCCCGCACGATGAAGACCATCCGAGAGCCGTGGCGCTTCACCACCAGCAGGCCGATGCGCTCGCTGCGGCATAGGATCCGCAGCGCTTGTCGCTCAAGCCAGTTCAGGCGGAGATGTTCGAGCATGACTCCATCTTGGCAATGAGTCGATTCAGATACCACTCCGCTTTCAGGGCATCCTCGAGCGCGTTCCCCTTGAGCCACATGCGGATCATGTACTTGAGCGCCTGCCCCTGCAGGTATGCCGGGACCATGTGCGGTGCATCGGCGATCACCGACTCGATGAAGTCGATGGCCTCGATAGTGCCCGCCTGATAGTGCGGGGGGTGGTTCACGAGGTCGCTTGCTGTTCTGCGTTCTTCCATTTCTTGCGGGTGATGATGTTGTGGATGTGGGTGAAGCTGATCCCATAGATGGCGGTCAGCTGTTTGATTGTCCAGCCGCTGGCGTACAGCTTGCGGATGTCGATGGCGTTCTGCGGCGTCAATACAGCGTTGCCGGGCACATGGCCTGGCTTGAAGCTGGTGCTGGTCGGCGCCTTCACCGCCACTTCTCACCCATCAGCACCTGGCGGCACACCTCAATGGCCTGTTGCGCCTGCTTCTGCGTCATCACCGATTCGGCCTCATCCATTGCCTTCACCACTCGGTCGAGCAGTGTGGCGTAGTCCGTGTCACGGAAGTTTGCGGCGATGTCGAGCGCAAACTCCTCCCACAGGCCGGTGAGGGTGCCACGCAGTGGATGGCCATACGGCAACTCCTGACGGCCGCTGCGTTGATACAGCGCCTCCATCATGTCGGCGCGCTGCTGGTCGAGTTGCGTGGTGGTCATTCGTCGAGGTACTTGCGAAGGTGGAGCAGTTCAGCACAGAGCTGTTCGCGGTTCTTGATGCCGCAAGTGTTGTGCAACTGATCGATGCGGATGTCGATCAGCAGGCGGAGGCGATCACGTTCTGATGCCTGGCCAGCTTTGAAGGTGTTGCTGCCTTCGAGCAGGCTATAGAGGCGAGCACGGACAGCATCGTTCATCGGCTCTGCAGGGCGATTTGAATAGCAGCTTGGAAATAGCCGGCCATCTTCATCCGGCGATATTCGCCACTGGCCTCCTCTGATTGTTTGTCCTCAATCAGGTCGTAGTTGTGCCTGGCTTCTTGGAGTGCGGCCAACGTTTCGATGTTGAGCATGTCCAATTCAGATCGGCTGAGATCATTCACCTTGTCCAAGTGAATGACTTTCGCGAGGATGAACGAACGATGAAAGGGAACAATGGATTGATCTGGGGTCATGATGCAACTTCGATTTCAGCGGATGGCCAGCGGTTCTGGGCGTAGCGGATCGCAGCGCCGACGTTCTCGGCGCGAGTGATCCAGAGCATCGGCCGAGCGCCGCTGGGATAAATTAGGAGGCGATACTCCTTGGTGCGGGCACCATTGCGTGGTCTGCTGATGCCCTCGCCGTAGACGCCCTGATCCTCGGGATCGGTGCGCCATTGGAAGGCGATCGGAGAGTTAGAGGTAGACATTCGGATCGGTGACAGATTCAGGATTGAGCCATTCGATCTGATTCCACCAAGGGAGCCATGTATCGGCGGCGATCAACTTGGCCTCGGTCAGGCTGTGCGCCAGTACGCACTCGACGACGTTGGCGGACTTGATTGTGAAGTAAAAGCGGCGGGGGGTCACTTACGCACCTCGATGTAGGACTGGGTGCCGGAGTGCGTAGCGCCTGCTTGGTTGCCGGCCTCGATGCCGATCATGGCGAACACGGCAGCGACGACAAGGATGCAGATGGCATTGTTGATGCGGTTGATCATTGGATTGAAGTGATAGGTGGATGGGAGCTAAGGATGGCTCAGGCGGCAACGAACGCCTCGACTTGACGGCGGTCGTACCAGCGATCGCCGTTGCCAGCGATCTCGACAACCAGCAGGGTGCCCCAGAACTCGATGAACTGATCAATCGTGTAACCGGCTTTCTCAAGGGTGTAGAGGATGTTGCCGGCGTGGATCAGGTGAGCGGGGTTGGTCATTGGCTTAGTGGGTTACCGATGACGTAATTATGCACCGCCTACGGGGCACATGCCACAGGCGTGTGACACTTCTTTACACGGCCTCAGCGCCCACTGCCAGCTCCACCGGCACCCGCAGTTCTGGCTTGCTTTGCCCCTTGACGCGCCGCCCCCAACCGACCACCGCCGGGCTGACAGGTAGCTCGACCGTGAACCACACATGGCCGCAGGCATTGCAGCCACGCTTGCGCACCGTCACCTCGGCGTCGCGGTTGTTCGTTGCCATTGCCTTGATGTCACCACTGGAGCACCTGGGGCACTGCATTGCTATCGTGAGATGTACCCCACTGGTCTAGCACAATGCAGTTCGGTGAGTGGATGGCCGTCACCCTTTCGGCAGAGCAGCAGTTCGAGATCGAAAAACATGCCCGCGCTCTGCTCAACAGCAAAGACGCGGGCACCATGGCCGTCGCTCTCTATAAGCAGGCCTGCTACCAGCAACAACTGCTCCAGCAGGCCGTCAACGAGATCGCGCGGCTCGAATGTGAACTGATGGGGCGTTAGAACATGTCGTCGCTCACGTCGACCACCACGCCATTAGTGGCCGCGGCCAACTTCTGCGCAGCATCACCAGGATCCACCCATTCGCGCGGCGGCTGTGCCACGGCGCTCACATAGGCCAGTCCCTTCTGGCTGGTCTTCTTCCAGCCGCTGATCGGCACCTGGACGCTGCCGTACTGGTCGGGCGTCTGGCTCATCACAAAGCGGCAGAAGGCATCCAGCTCCTCCACTTTGATGTTCATCATCCCGCTGAAGTCCACCTTGCTTTCAGGCTTGGTCGACTTGAAGATGCTCAGGTTCAGCTTGAAGCTCATGGTTGTTCGTTGGTAATGGTGTTGGCCTGTTCGTATTGCTCCACCCCGGCCAATGGGTAGAGCACGAAGCCTGGCGTGCGGAAATACGCCGGACCCTTATTAGCCTTGCGCCAGCGCATCAGCGTGTCAGGGTGCAACCCCCATCGCTGTGCAAGCTGGGTGGCAGTCAGGTACTCAGAAGAGTTCATCGCTCTCAGGCTCCGGTGTAGGTGCCGGCTCAGGGATGGCGGCGTTCAGATCAGCGACCTGATCGCTCACGGTCACCGGCTGGATGTCGACCACCTCCTCCTGGCTCTGCATCCCGAGCAGGAGATCACTGGCATAGAGGCGACCCCAGAACGCTGCGGCGCGATAGCGGATCATCAGCTCCGGCATCGTCTGCCACTTGCTGCCCGCCTTGGTCGCCCATTGCTCCTTCTTCGCCATCGCCATGGTGATGGTCGGTCCCTTCAGCTCCTGCCCGCTGGCGAGATCCTTGGCGACCGCGTAGCAGGCCAGGCTGTCCCCGGTGCCGCTCAACTCGAACCGCAGTGGGCTGAACCGGCCGCAGCCGTTGACCATCGCAATGATGAAGCTGCTGCTCCACGATGGCCGGCCATGGATCACATGCAGGTGCTGCATCGCCAAGAAGGGCGAGATGCCCATCCGATTGGCGATCTCCAGCGCAACCAAGCAGTTGGCGAAACCCTGCTGGCCTTGAAACTGCGGTGGGATCAGCGTGCTGCTGGCCAGCGCCTTCGCAATACGCTGGGCATCCTCAAAGGCTTGGATGCCGCTGAACACCGAGCCAGTTGGCTGGGTGGTCGCTATAGAACTAGATGCTTCCATCTGTTGGGGGTAGAGAAAGAATAGGCGCAAATCATTCGCAGAGGAATGATCGGTTTGAGGGTTGCTGTGAACTCTCAACAGTCGATTGTCGAGAAACTTAGAGGCACGCTTGCAGTCATACTTAGCGGAAAGGCCATGCTCGGCTATTTCATAGCCCATAGCCCAACCGCAAACATCACATTCAAGCGCCTCCAAATTGACGACAACCTTGCTCCATGCGCAGGCCAGTTTCTTGCGGTTGCAAATCTCGTCCTGCCATAGAAACAACCGATTGGTGCGTTTCGTAGTGGCGCGAACCTCCCAGAAGTCACCAACATCAACACCTCCAAAGCCAGCGTCCGTCGAGAGATAATTCCAGTCAATCGGCAAGCCGAAATACTGAAGCAATGCGATCTCTCCAACAACTCCAATAAAGCTCCAAATACCTTTATCGGGTGTTTTGTCGCTACTGTAGTCGACCGAATTTCTTCGGTTTTGATCGCGTTGTTTTGCGCATTGCTTGCACAAATCAACCAAGGACGCAGACAGCTTTACAACTGGCATCAGTAGAAAGCGATCTCAGGAGGTGAATCTTGAATTTGACCGTTGGATGGCTGCATCCATGCCGGCAGGCTGATCGGTTCAATCCGATCGCTGTAGGCCGGCCAGTGGCCTGATGCCTTGCACTCGGCCAGTGTCTGCAGATCGCGCATGGCGGTCTCGTAGCCGCGCTCGATCATCTGCTCATCAGCGGCGTAGACACCAACCGCGAACGGTGGCTTCTTTTCCACTGCGATGAAGATGAACCCGCTTGGCCGCTTGCCATAGGCAGCCTCGATGCCCGCCATGTACCAGCCGGCTTGGACGTGATACCGCCACTTCGCGATGCTGCGGCGGAACTCCCGCGGACTGGCGTCCTCGGTGGTCTTGAGATCCACCACGATGCCGCCATCCTCGGTGATCCAGTCCGGCCTGCACTTGCACTGCAATCCGGTGGTCGGCTCCGTCCACATGTGCGTGGTCTCAGCCTCCCCGGCTATACCGAGCAGCAATGCAGCAGCCGGATGGCCGAGCACTGCTCTGCCCATGTGCATGACAAGATCAGCATCCTCTCGGCTCAGCACGGTGCGGCCGTTGGCCTCAGCCTCGAACAGTGCCCATGCCTCCTTGCCGGCCTTAGTGCGGCGATCAAGGCCATCGGGGGCGACGATGTAGTCGGTATCCCATTTGTGCAGTTCGAGCACATGGGTGTGGACTGCGCTGCCGATGCGCATCGCTGGCGTCGGCTCGGGAATAACGCGCTTTGGATCGATGTAGCGCGCCCAGTAGTGCAAAGGCGATCGCGCGATGAGATCCAGATGCGACTTTGAGATCGCAGGGTGCGCGTGATAGTCGGCGTTCTCCATAGGGTGTGGCGACTTGCGCGATCCTATAGCCTGATGCGGTCAAGTGCAACCCCATGCAGCTCCGCAGCTACCAGCAGCGCGCCATCGACGATCTCCGCAATGCCTACCGCTTCGGCTATCGGGCGCCACTGCTATGCCTACCGACCGGCGGTGGGAAGACCATCATCTTCACCGCTATCGCGCAGGCATCGGCTGCTCGAGGCCGCCGGGTGTTGATTCTCGTGCATCGCCGTGAGCTACTCCGCCAGGCCAGCGACAAGCTGCGATGGGCAGGCCTTGACCATGGCCTCATCGCTGCAGGCATTGAGCCATCCGAGGCGCCCGTGCAGGTGGCCTCGGTGCAGACAATCGCGCGCCGCCTATCAGGTATCGACTGGCAGCCGGACCTGATCATCATCGACGAAGCGCATCACGCCACCGCAGGCCAGTGGGAGCGCACCTTGCAGCATTGGCCAGCCGCCTACCGCCTGGGCGTCACAGCAACACCATGCCGCCTCGATGGCCGCGGCCTCCGCAGTGCGTTCGATCACTTAGTCCTCGGTCCCTCGGTCGCTGAGCTGATAGACACTGGCTACCTCAGTCATTCACGCATTTACGCGCCGCCAGTAGTGGCCGATCTATCCGGCATCCGCACCCGAGCTGGTGACTACGCAAACGATCAGGCCGCGGCAGCCATGGATCGCCCAACCGTCACAGGTGACGCCATTGCCCACTACCAGCGGCTCGCTGCAGGCCAGCAGGCGATCGCGTTCTGCTGCAATGTCGCGCACGCTGAGTCGGTCTGCGCGGCCTTCCAAGCTGCAGGCATCGCTGCCCGGCTACTTCTTGGCAACACCGGTGACCGCGATCAGGTGGTTGCAGACTTTGGCGCCGGCCTGGTGCAGATATTGGTGACCGTCGATGTGGTCTCCGAAGGCTTCGATGTGCCCGCTGCCAGCGTTGCCATCCTCCTGCGCCCCACCAAGTCCCTCGGCCTCTACCTGCAGCAGGTCGGGCGCGTACTCCGCCCAGCGCCTGGTAAGCAGGCTGCGCTGATCCTCGATCACGTTGGCAATGTCACCCGCCATGGCTTCCCGGATGATCATCGCGACTGGACGCTCGACGATGGCATCAAGCGTGTCCGTACAACGTCCGTACAACCGCCATCAGTGCGCACATGCCCCGAGTGCTACGCCGCCTTCAAGCCGCAACCGCAGTGCCCAGTCTGTGGCGCACAATGCGCACCGATCACGAACCGCAAGATCCGCCAACTAGCAGGTGAGCTGCAGGAGCTGAAACGGAGCGAGATGCGGCAAGCACGCCGCAAGCAAGGCACCGCTCGCACCCTCGAGCAGCTCCTCGCCCTGGCCAATGAGCGCGGCTACAGTCCCGGCTGGGCGTACCGGATCTTCCACGCGCGTGGCAAACGCTGAGACCGACATCCAGCAGCGCATCCGCCTAGCAGTTGGCAGCCGATCTGATCTCCGCCTATTTCGCAACAACACCGGCACCCTGCCCGATCCACGCACTGGTCGACCCGTCCAGTTCGGCCTGGCGCGCGGCTCCGCAGACCTGATCGGCTGGCGCACCATCACCATCACACCCGAGATGGTCGGGCAGCGTGTTGCCATCTTCACCAGCATCGAGGTGAAGACCACCACAGGCCATCTCACTCCAGCGCAGCAGGCCTGGATGGGAACTGTCCGAGGCGCTGGTGGCATCGCTGGGGTGGCGCGCTCAGTTCGAGACGCAGAAGAAATCTTGAGATAGCTTCCTAACCTCCCATCCTTCGGTCATACTTCTTCGGCTACGTATCAGAGCCAAGTGGCCGCAATCATCGATCAACTCACAGGCATCCCTGACTCATGGGCGCTCGTCGCAGTCGGGAACGACAAACGCCCCTATCAGCCCGAGTGGCAGAAGAACCCCCTCAGCAAGCGACAACTGGAGGTTGAACTGCACGCAGGCCGTGCCGTCGCCGTTGGCGTCCTCGCAGGTCCACCATCAGGCGGTCTGCTATTCGTCGATCACGATGGCCTCGGTGCTTCCGAAGTCCTCGAATCCCTCGGAACCTCACTGCGCGATCTGCCCAAATCCTGGGCAGTCACCTCCGGCCGTGATGGTCGCCTGCAAATCATCTACTCCGTGCCCCGCGGCTTCTGGGATCAGATCAAAACCACCAAACTCAAATCTTCAATCAAGGGTGAACAGCTTGAACTCCGCTGGACTGGCTGCCAATCCGTAGTCCTCGGCAAGCACCCGATGACTGGCTCCTATCGCTGGCTTAAGGATCGCTCACCATCAGATCTGCCCCTCGCAGAAGCGCCATCTGTGCTGCTGCAGCAAATGCAGCGCACATTAGAACCACCCCAACTCATTCATCTACCCAATCCGGTTGAAGATACCGATCGCGCTCGTACCTACCTCGATCGCATCCCATCCAATCTCGCGGATGACTACGACGAATGGGTCAAGGTTGGAATGGCGCTTCATAGCGTCGGTGATGATTCGCTCCTTAAGGATTGGATCCAGTGGTCTGCTGGCTCCGGCAAGTTCAAAGCCGGCGAGTGCGAACACAAATGGTCGACTTTTAAGTCCGATTCTGGCGGCATTGGCCTCGGCACTCTCTATCACCTAGCCGGTGGTATCTCGCCTCGTCAAGTTGCCGTCAATGCAATCAAGTCCGCACTCGGTAGCGATCATCCCAAGGCGGCAGCTTTTGAGACTGCTGGATCCAAAGCAATCAAGCTCGAAGTCGATGAATTGCTTGCCTTAATCCGTCAGCAACAAGGTGATCGGCTCAGGTACAACATCTATACACAAGCCATCGAACTGGACGGCAAAGCGCTCCACAATTTGGAGCATCATTACCTTGAACTAGCACTTGCTGGTGTCAAGGTTTCGAAAGAGCTGGCATCTGATGCTGTCGTCTATGTGGCTCGAGAGAATCAATACGATCCAGTCCGTGAATACCTCGATCGCGTTGCAGAAGAAGTTCAACCTGTGCCCATCGATCATCTAGCTACGGCCTACCTACGCCCAGACGATCAACCCTGCACTCTGTACGACGCCATGCTCCGCTGCACTCTCATTGCAGCAGTGCGCCGCGTTTATGAGCCAGGGGCTAAACACGACTCAGCCTGCGTGCTCATGGGACCCCAAGGCTGTGGCAAGTCCACCTTCTGGCGCAATCTCGGCGGTGCCTTCTTCTCTGATGCTCTCCGCGACGTGTCCAGTAAGGACGACCTAATGGTGCTCCACCGCTCCTGGATCATGGAGTACGGCGAACTGGACTTCCTTACTGGTCGTCGCCACGCAGGCCAAGTGAAGGCTTTCCTCTCACAGCAAACCGATACCTTCCGCGTGCCCTACGGCAAGGCCACCGAGGACTTCCCACGCCGCTGCATCATCGTCGGCTCCACCAACCGCGACAGCGGCTTCCTGGTGGATGACACCGGCAACCGTCGCTTCTGGGTCATCCCCGTGCTCGCAGCACCACATATCGCAGTAGATGGTCTCCTGCTTGAGCGTGATGCCATTTGGTCAGCTGCCGTCGCCGCCTACCGCAATGGCGACGCCAACCATCTCCCCCGTGAAATGGAACGCCAGGTCGAAACCGAGAACGAAACCTATCTGGTCTCCAACCCTTGGCAGGCCGCCGTCGAGACCTACCTGGCTAACCGTCGATCCATTGCCCCACTCACTTCTGAGGAACTGTTGAGCAACGCGATCGAGAAACCACTTGAGCGTCAAACCAGGGCAGATCAGATGCAGGTCTCAGCGATTCTCAGGGATCTCGGATGGGTCAAGTATCGAGACTGCACGGGCGGTAAGCGCCAATGGGCGTACAGACTCCCAACCTCCTGAATTAGGTTGGGAGCCGAAATCGCCCGGCCTGACTCCTTTCTCCTAACATACTAACCTCCTAACCTTAGTAATAAAGTATATATAGGAGGAGAGAGAGGGGGTAATACCCTAAGTTTGGGGGGGGGGGTCAGGTTGGGTCAGGTTAGGCACA